ATTGAATTGGACGAAGAATCAAAGATGCCACGCATTCGCGTAGAAAATCCAATTGGGGCTTACCCAGAATTTGACCGCTACGGACGTTGTGTTGCCTTTGCTAAACGCTATCTAATGACTTTGGGAGAATTGGTTTCTCAGTTTCCAGAGTATGAACGTGAACTACTTGGTGGTTCAGGGTATAAGCAAGACCTATATACCCAGGTTGAAATGGTTCGGTATTACGACAAAGACCAGTCACTTATCTACTTACCAACAAAGCAAAATTTAATTTTATCTTATGTAGCGAATCCGTTAAATAAGATGATGGTTGTCGTAGCCCGTAAGCCATCTATCGATGGCGAACTGCGTGGACAATTCGACGACGTATTAGGTATTCAACTTCTCCGCAACCGTTTCGCCTTACTGGCAATGGAAGCAGCAGAGAAAAGTGTTCAAGCACCAATCGTATTACCTCAAGACGTACAAGAACTCCAGTTGGGTGGCGATGCGGTTATTCGTACCGCTAACCCTGCTGGCGTTCGACGTGTCGAATTAAACCTTCCACAAGGCGCATTCCAAGAGTCAGCACTTCTTAATCAAGAACTTCGTGCGGGTACTCGCTATCCAGAAGGACGCTCTGGCAATATTGATGCTAGTGTTGTTACTGGACAAGGCGTGCAGGCTCTTATGGGTGCATTCGATACCCAAGTCAAATCAGCACAGGCAATCTTTGCATCCGCTTTGCGTGATGTAATTAGCATCTGCTTTGAAGTTGACGAAACAATTTATCCAGAAGAAAAGACCATTCGTGGTGTTGACTCTGGTTCCCCTTATGAAATTACTTACAAGCCGTCTAAGGACCTTAAAGGCGATTACTCTGCTGATGTACGTTATGGAATGCTCGCAGGTTTAAACCCCGCTCAAGGGCTTATATTCATGCTACAGGCTTTAGGTGGCGGTCTTATATCTAAAGATATGGCTATGCGTGAACTACCATTTACCGTAAACGTTACACAAGAACTTGAAAAAATTGAAATTGAAAATATGCGTACATCACTTCTTGGTGGCATTACTGCTATGGCTCAAGCCATTCCAGCAATGGCAACATCGGGTGGAAACCCATCAGATATAGTAACTAAAATTGCTGGAGTAATTGCCGCACGTCAAAAGGGCAAGTCCCTTGAAGATGCTGTTACAGATGTATTTGCTCCACAGCAACAAGTTCCTCCTGCTGGGGCTGCACCTTCCCCTGTTGAACAGCCGTCCCCTGTTCCAGGAGCGGCTCCAGCAGAAGGTCAACCACAAGGTTTAGCACCACAAGCACCACCACCAGACTTACAAACAATCTTATCTACCCTAAGTGGTAGCGGCAAGGCTTCGGGACGAGTAACAACTAGGGGATAACTTATGACAACGCTGGTAGCGATTCAGGGTGACGGATGGTCGGTACTAGGGTGTGATTCTCGCCTTAGTGATGAGAATGGACGCTTTCAAGTAAGCAAGACTCCAAAGATTGTAGAAAACAATGGAGTATTGATTGCTGGTTGTGGTTCATCTCGCGCAAGTAATGTGCTACATTATGGTTACCTACAGCCTAAACCAACACTAAAAGAAAATTTAAATAACTACATGGCACAGAAGTTTATTCCGCAGATGCGTAAAAACTTTGTTGATGCTGGTATTGATATGAAAGAGGACGGCGATGTTGCGCAGAACGAAGGCGGATTTATTGTCTCAATCAAAGGCCAAGTCTTTGCGGTCTCGGATGACTATTCTTGGGATACCGATGTTCGTAATGTATACGTTATGGGCAGTGGCGGAGATATTGCCCTCGGTGCGTTGGCAGCGTTGGGTGTGGAAAAAGTAAAAACTGCTGCGCAAGCAGAAACTATAATTCGTAAGGCTATTGCATATGCTATTGAATATGATTGCTTCTGCTCAGAACCAATCCATACATTTAAACAATTTAAGTAGGAGGAACTGTGACGACAGCACCAAAAGACAATCGTGGCGGTATGCGGCCTACGGCTCCCCAGAATAATCCAGCCAACGTATCAGGCTCAGGTGGAGCAGGTACAAATGGGGATTACTCAGGTTTTGGATATGGACAAAATCTGGAGTTAAATCAAAATCGTATTGCAGGTAACGCTGCAGTTAGTTCCGTAAAAGCAGCAAGCCCAGAATCAAGTGCTCCTTATGGCGGTGCCAACTTTCCTCAACTTGGTACATTTATGGACCCATCTAATAACCCATCAGAACCAATTACTGCTGGTGTAGACTTTGGTCCTGGACCAGGCTCAGATTCACTACCAAAAAACTTTCAGAACAATACACGACCAGACGAAAATTTAAAAATTCTTTCAGACTATCTACCAGACTTAACATTTGCTGCTCGCTCTAAAGATGCTCCAGATTCATTTAAGCGTTTTGTTAACTATCTTGTACAAAATAGTCAAGGAGCCGTTCCAAATGGCTGATTCTATATGGCTACCTGGCGGTCTTTTTGATAACATTGATAAGTTTGCAAATTCGTTTGGGTACCAGAACGCAGCAATTGCTATGGAACTCGCAATGATATCCTGGAAATCTCCAGAAGACAGAGATGCTTTTATTCAAAGTATCACTGGCGAAGATGTCAAGGGTGGAACAGAAAAAAATTATATTAAACAAAAATTCTAGGGGGTATCTATGTCTTGGTGGAGTTCATTCACATCTACGTTTGGCGCTCCACTAAAGACTATTACGGGTGGCGGTAAATTTCTTAATGATGAAGAAAAACAAAAGCAAGAACAATTTAATGCAACTTTAAAATCTGCAATTAGTAATATCGACAAAGAATTAGAATCTACACCTATTGGCAAGATTGCTAAGATAACAACTAAATCAACAGCAGACTTTCTTTTAAAGGGTGCAGTAAAGTTAAACAATAATATTATTTCTCCTTACATTACACGTCCAGCCTCAACACTTGCTCTTGTAACAGATAAAGAATCACCTCTTTACAAAAAAGGTCAATACGAAGAAGGCTTTCAATTTTCTGATATTAAAGCAGCCTACAATCGTAGCGCTAAAGTATCGGTATTTCAGGCTCTAACTAAATCAGAGTTAAGCCCAATTAGTTCTATTGCTTCATTAGTGCTACCTGCGGGTGGTATAGATATGAACAAAGTAGACCTTTGGAACGACGAAAGTATTAAAGAAAACTTTAATGACAATGCAGTTGGTCGTTGGTTTACTGGTATCGGTGACTTTATTGTAGGTAATGTTCTGCTCCTTGGTGCTGGTAAAAGCGTATCCTTAGGAGCCAAGGCTACAATATTAAAGCCAATGGGTCTTTACACTAAAGAAAAGACAATTAAGAATTTAGCAGCAGACATGAAACAGGGCATTTCTTATGCTAAGTCTAATGGTACTATTGGAGCACAGACCGTCTCTGGAAGCCACATGCTTGCCCTTGCAGAAAGCAAGGACTGGGGATTAATTACAGATTTAGTTTCCAAGTACAGCACCAACGAAAGACTTATTCCACTAATTCACAATACATCAGACGCTGATGTTGTTAAAGACTTAATTCTTGCGGATAGCCTAGATATTCCTGCTCTTGAGCGCCTAGTGGCTAAAGATAGTTCTCAACTATTTGATATTGCTGACGTAAAAGGTCAGTTACAAAAGAAGTACATACAAACTGGTAAAGTTTATTTACCCGAAGGCGCAGCAGTGCCCCGTATTCAAAAAGTATTAGACGACGCAATTAATTTAAATCCTCAATTTGTGAAGATTAAAAATGCATTCTTTGATGATAACTATAGTTTCCTAGGTCGTGGCAAAGACTATATGCCAATTGAGCCTAAGTTTGGTGCTAGCGCCCTAATTAAAGGTCAAGAAACTCTTCGCAGCGCCAAAAGCGCTATTCGCAATCGTGAATATGAAAAATTCTCAGGTTTTGCAGAGGCTAAACTTGGCGAAACTATTGGTGGTCTTGCAATTCGCGGTGTTCGTTTTGTTCGTTTTGTTGGTAGAGGAACCGAATCAATGCCAACTGGTTTTGTATCATTCTCTGGTTTACGACCATTGCAGGCACGCACAGAACTTAATGGTTTCCTAGATAATATCAAGATGTTTAGAGATGGTACTTCTAAAATTGAAACATCTCCTGGCGTTTTTGAAAAAGTTGTTGATGTTCGTAGAGGAATTGAAGACCAGTACATGGTTACCCTTGGGGCAAGTTCGGTAGACCAACTTACTGCATTAAAAAACATTGATACCCAAGTTGGGGCTATGCTTTCTTACAGATATGGTCTATACGACCAAGAAGTAATCTCACAATATGTAAAAGAATTTCAAAATAATACGACTAAGGGTATTCAATCCATTAAAAACAATGGATTTGGTTTTGACCTTTCAGGTGACATTATTAAAACAGACGCACAGACAATTCGTCAACTAGCAGAGTCGTATCGATTTACCCCTTGGGATGATATTGAAACCCAAATGCAAATCAACTACGCCAAAAGCAGGGGGGCCAGAACGCGCACAAGCGCCTCTAGAGCAGCCAACGAAATCTTTGCTCAGTTAAACCGTGTCTGGACATTTGACGTGCTTGCGCGCCCATCCTATGCCTTTAAACAGTCCCTATTTGAGCCAATCATTAGTGCTGGTGTTTCTCAAGGAATTGGTTTTGTATTAAATAATATTATTAAAGACCAGGGAACTTTTTTCCTAACGAATGTGGGAAATATTACTATGGGTAAGTTGGCAACTATTACCAATAGAGCACAATACAAGGCTGTAAACAATGCAGTCAAAGTTAAGAGCGAAGCCCTTCAAAGAGCCATTGGCATAAAAGAAACCGCACAAGCCAATGTTGAATCATTGTTAAAAGAGGCATCCCCTGCTACCAAGAAACAGAATTTGCCTACTGCTCAAAAAGAATTAAAGGCAGCATCTGCACTACTTGACGAAATTGAACTAGACCTACGTGAAGCAATTAATCCTTTTGGTAAAGTAGAAACAATTCCAAGTATCGCAACACTAGAACGTCGAGTTGCATATCTAGAGTCTAAGCCTGGTATAACAACTAAGACTGCAGAAATTGCGGAAGCAAGAGCAGCAATTACAAATTCTAGAAATGTAATTTCTAAGTTAGCAACCAATAAGAAAGTAATTATTGATGCTGATAACCTAGTTGCAGCGGCATACGTAAAGATTGATAGCGCTCTCAAAGAACTTGGTGAAGCCCGCGTAACCCAAGCCGATACATTTGGTAAAAGTGCTGCATTCAAAAAACGCTATTATAGCAAAGAAGTAAGTTACCGCATGGTTGGTGATGATTATGTGGGTCTTAACAGCCTTATACAGGAATCTACAATTGGTGGTGGTAATCCTTTTACTACTGCTTATCGTCAAGAAACTAAGAATGCTGGCACAACTCAGTTAACATTTCTTAATGAATTAGCAGTGGGACAGACAAATTCTTTAATTAAAAATAAAAGACCACTAAGCGTTATTAACGTTGCTGATGAAACTTACTTTGAGGAACTAGCACATATAGCCAATCGTCAATATCGTGGCGACCCTCTTATGGATTTAATCTTCTCGGAGACCTCAATTGATGACATACAACGTTGGGCTGCAACCGATACGGGTGCTTCTTACCTACGTAACTTTGGCGTTTATAACGTAAAAGAAGTACCATCTTATATTGCAGATAAAGTGGCTCTTGTGCAAAGAATGTTTCCTTCTTACGAGGCTCGCGCAGCCATAGTAAAGGGTGAAGTTACATCACAGCAACTAGGTAAATTTCTTGCCCCATACACAGATGAACTATATGACATTACTCCGTCTAACCATAACTATGCAGGTTCAAACTTTGGTATGGGTATTACTGCTAGATTCTCTAACAACCTTAACCAATTTGCTGCAAGGCAATTTACGCGTTTAGCAAGTGTTGAAAACCCAATTCGCGCCGCTATCTTTGATAAGGTAGCACTAGATAGAATAGCCTCAAAAGCAACCAGATTGAAAGCACAAGGCGTTGATATGACAACTGGTCGCCTTAATGCTCTTGTACAGGCCGCGGGCCGTGAGGCTCTTCAGGAGATGGAAAAGACTCTTTATACTATTAACAACCCTAACCGATTGTTAAGTTCGCTAAGATTGATTTCAGCATTTCCAGCAGCAAACGTTAACGCATTTATGCGCTATGGAAGAATGGCTGCAAGAAACCCTGTTCGAGCAACAGGTTTTATGTTTAACTATGGCAGAGCCTTTCAGTCATTTGGTGTTGACGAGAATGGCAATCCAACGGATGACATTGATAAGATAACCCATCTTATTGTTCCAGGTTCAAAAGAATTCGGGTCTGGACCAAGTGGAGGTGGCGTTAAACTTAGCGCTCAATCACTAGGTTTCTTACTTAACCGTCCAAGTCCTTCATTCGTTGCATCACTTTCACTTGGTACTATAATGACTCAGAATGAAGATTTTGAAAAAACTCTTCAAGATGCTTTGACTATTGGTGGCACCGATTACTACAAGATTATTTTTCCATACGGTCCAGCAACTGATGTTAGAGACGTATACACACCACCTTGGTCTAAGGGATTAGTTAACTACATTGTTGGTCCAAGTGCACCAGCATGGCAAACTAATTTAGTTGATTCACTTATTGGACCTAAGGCAAGAAAAGATTTATTAGGTTCATACAAGTCTATCTATAACCACCATGCTATGTTGGTTGAGATGGGTATTGAAGAAGACATGCCATCAGACAAAGAGATTGAAAAAGAAGTTAGAGCGTTGCAATTTACTAAATTTCATTCTTCCTTTAGTTCCCCTTATGCTGGTATTCCTTTTAAGGTAGAGACCTCCCCTATGGCTCTTACAAACAATCTTTACTACAAACTTCAAGAGAAGTATGTTAATCAAGGCTTACCTAACCAAGCAGCGCGTGATGCTGCTGGTGAAGAGATGCTTTCACTGCTAGGACCTAAATTTATGCTTGACCGCGTAACATTTACTGGTTCATCAAAGAATGTTAATATGCCAGCAACCATTGATGCATACAAGCGTGTCTTTAAAGATAATGATGATTTGGTTGGTAGACTTGCCCAAATAGAACCAGGTGAAATTGGTTTAGTTGGCCTATTAACTGCTGACTTAAGTTATGACCCTAAACAGCAATCTGCTAACATCTTAAATATACTTTCAAATCCAGGTACGGTCCTTCCTGGAACAAGTTTAAAATTAAATGAACTCAAGATGACTCCACAAGAAATTGAAGTACAACGCCTAAAGCAGCGTACTTGGAGTCAATACACAGCAATCAAGGAAGCACTAACTGCCAAGATTACTGATGGCAGAAGTTTTCGAGCACATCCAGAACTAAAGAATGTGCTAGAAACAATCTCTAAGACCCTACTCAAAGAACAAAGCCAGACTTGGTTTGATGAGTACAGCCAATCATTTGGTGGAGATGCTTCTTACAAGTACGCAAGAGCACTCACTGAGATTACAACTGACAAGAAGTTTATGGCAAAGAGTGGGCAGTCTACATTCTATCAGGATGCAAAGTCATTCTTAGAATCTCGCTCAATGTTTGCTAATTTTTATCAAGCGCTCCCAGACTATGACCCACGCAAAGCAAAGTTAGTAGAAATGTACAACTCATGGGTTGAGCAGAATGTTGGGCAATGGGATGCAAATCTTAGCGTATATATTACACGATACTTTGACAATGATACCCTAAAGGTGGTTAATTAATGGTTGATAAGAATAAGAATGGAATTGACGATTCTAAAGAGTTAACCACTCCACTATCAGACCAACAGGCACTTGCTGGAGTAAGCGGCAATGCTTTGGCTCAAATCTTGGCTTCTACCTTTGCAAATAACACATCCAGCACTAACAACGCACGTTCTGGAACATCTGTATCTACCAATGTTCAACGCTTAAATGCAGCATCTGCTAAGGCTTTGTTAACGGCAGCCGCTCAAGATGAAGACTATATGGGCAAGTTAACTAACGCTGATGTAGAACAATTTATGAAAGAGTTTGAAAAAGAACAAAATCGTCAAATTGAAAAGGTGGTTACAACTACTGCTCAAAAAACAATAAGTGGCGGAACTACTCAAGACGCGATTGACAGGACAACCGAGAGTACCCAGCGTACAGAGTATCCATCATTTTTTAATCCAGAGCAATTTACAAGAGACTTTATTTGGTCTAAGATTAATTTTAAAGATGAAGCGAATCTGGGCAACAAGGCTTTAACTGCCTTGGCTCAGGCTCGAGGAATCGTAGAAAAATTTCAAATTATAGGTGTATCACCCCAAGAGGTAAAAGCAGCAGCCAAGTTAATTGCCCGAGGCAAAAAAACAATTGAAGATTACACAATAGAACTTCAAAAAGTTGCAATAAAAGAATATCCTCAGTTTGCAGACCGTTTTGCAACTGACCCAACCTTAACAACATATGATATTGCTTTTCCTGCTATTAAAATTCTAGCAAAGGCTTGGGACAAAGACCCTAGCCAAATCGAGATGAGCAACCCACTTATTTCATCATGGTTAAACTATGCTGGTCCAGATGGTAAGGGTAAGCAGCCATCATATTATGATTTACTATTAAAAGCAAAAGATGACCCACAGTATCAATTTTCAGAGGAAGCAAACAATGCTGCACGTGATAGTGCAACAAGTCTCTCCAGAGCAATTGGATATGGAATATAATGGCTATTGCAAGAGAACCAGGAATGACTGCTGCAGAATTTAAGGCTGCTAACGCAGCGGTGACTGCTGCACGAACTGCAAATAATAAACCAGCAGCCGCTCCAAAAGCCACACCTTATAATACTGGAACTGCATTTAATCCTTTATACGGTAACCCCTTAAATACTACTACACCAAAAGTTGTTGGTACGGCTAGCACCTCAATAAAGAAGATTACGAGTGTCAGTGAGCCAGCAAAAAAACCACCTGGGATAATCGAACCAAAGGTGAAAAGAACTCTTGTATCAGTAATTCAAAACTCTGATGGAACGGTAACTAAGTATTATAGTGATGGCACGGAAGAACCTGGAACCACAATTGCAGGTTCAGGTGGAGGAACTCCATTAGAGCCAGAGCGTACATTGGCAATCAATACTTTTAAAAATACTTTTGCATTACTTGCTGGCTCAGACGAAGCAAATAAACCATATGTAGACAAATTATATACTTTAATTTCTGGTTTTTATAAGACTGGCTCTACAATCGAAGAGTCATTAAATTTAGCACTATACGAAGCAGAAGTAAGAAAAACTATACCAGAATTTACTGAAAGATTTGAAGGCATTTTTAAGTTACGAGATATGTTAAAATCAGGTGTTGCAATACAAGTTCCAACAATTGCAGAGTTTGTAAAATCAGAAGCAGAACTTGGTCAAGTTATGATTAGGGCAGGTTTTTCTGATTTAGCAAACCAAAAATTTCTTGGAGGCATTCTTGGCTTGGGTAAATCCGTAAAAGAAGTAACTGCTCTTATAGATGAAACTTTTAAATCAATTGATAATGCCCCAGAGGCGTTAAAGAAAGACTTGCAATCGGTTGCCCCAGGAGCAGATAGAACTTCAATTGCTAGAGCATTATTGCTCGGCAAAGAAGGTGCTGCTGCCCTCAATAAGCAAATTGCAGCAACCTCAGTATTTTCTGCCTTTAAGTCTCAAAACCTTAATATTGATATGAGTACTGCTGGTGACTATGCAGCAAGAGGATATGATTATGCTGAGACGTTAAAGAGCGCAGGCGAAGTAGCAACGGCTAAACCTACCTATCAGAAGTTAACTGAAATTAGCACTGGTAAAAAAGTAGAAAGTACCGATGCTCAATTAGGGTTGCAAAAAGCAATTTTTGAAAAGAACCTAAACGAACAACAAAAAATTGATGAAGAGGCCAAGAAAGAAATAGCACGCTTTAGTGCTTCTCCTGGAACGGCAGGCTCTCGCAGTCTAGCATCTAGCAATAGGGCAAACAGAAGAACATAATAGAATCCTGAACGGACCCACCAGCCCCGTCAGCGTAAAAGACTGGTAGCAAGAGCCAGACCGATTCCCCGATTGGAACCTGTGGCTTGCGAACTAACTACGAATAGAAGGGTGGCGTTGCTATGAGCAACAACTACTGGGATGATGAAGACGACGAACTAGATACAATCGAAGACGTGCCGATGGATGGAAGCGACTTACTTAAAAAGTTGCGTAAAGCCAAGCGTGCAGATGAGAAGCGTATCAAAGAACTCACTGAGCAACTTGAGGGATTTTCCAAGACGCAGCGTGAGGCAATCGTTAAATCTACACTAGAAAAGAAGGGCGTTAATCTAAAAGCAGCACGATTAGTAATGAAGGATTTAGAAGATATTAGCGAAGAATCGGTTAATAACTGGCTCGACGATAATGCTGATTTATTCGGACTAACGGTTGCACAAGATACTTCTGCTATTAGCCAAGAAGACCGCGCAGCGTTGCGCAATCAAGATATGGTTACACAGAATGCTTTAAGCCCTGACCGAGCAAACGATGTTGAATATCGTCTTTCTCAAGCAACATCCGAAGAAGACATTTTGTCAATACTTCGTTCTCAACAGTAATTATTCATTCATAGTCACTTGGAGGTGACCGCACATGCCTACAACATACACAGGCACAACAAACACAGGTAGTACTTCTTTCGGAGGTACTGTTGGTGGTGCAGGTCTTGTACAGAAGGCGTATGACCGTCTTCTAGAGTTCGCACTCCGCGCCGAACCACTTATTCGTTCAGTCGCAGATAAGACCCCAACCAATCAAACAAATCCAGGCTCAACTGTAATTCTACAGAAGTACGTTGACCTAGATAAAGCAACAGGAACACTTACTGAGTCAGTTGACCCAGATGCAGTTTCTATGTCAACACCAACACAGATTGCGGTTACTCTTAATGAGTACGGTAACTCTGTTCTTGTTACACGCGCTTTGGAACTATTCAGCCTTGCTGATATTGACCCAGCGATTGCTAACATCATTGCATTCAACCTTGCAGATTCAATCGACGACGTAGCAATGACAACGCTTCGCGGTGGAACCAATGTAATCTACGGTGGTACTGCAACATCAACAGCGACAGTAGCCGCTGCTTCGACACTTGACTCAGCAGACATCCGTAAGGCTGTTGCTAAGTTGCGTTCAAACAAGGCTGTTGCTCGCAAGGGTTCAATGTACTGGGTGGGTATCCACCCAGAAGTATCACACGACCTCCGTGCCGAAACAGGCGCAGCGGCTTGGCGTGACCCACATAACTACCAGGCTGGAGAACAAATCTGGGCTGGAGAAATTGGTTCATACGAAGGTGCATACTTCGTTGAGTCAGCACGCTTATTCTCAAGCAAGGCTGGCGCAGACCAGACAGCACTAGCAACTGCTCCTGCAGTAAGTGGTGTTTCTGGCGAGTTCACAATCGTAGTAGCAAATGCTGCTTTTGGTGCACGCGCTGAGGTCGGAGATAAAATCTCTGGAACTAACGTAGGTGCTTCTGCAAAGATTACAGCAATCGCTGTCGGTGCAACCAATACTACACTTACAGTTAGCGTTGCTAACTCAGGTACTGTTGGAACCGCTACTCTTACAGTAACACCAGTTACTCGCGTATTCAATACAATCGTATGTGGAAAGCAAGCAATGGCTCAGGCTGTTGCAGAAGAGCCACACGTTGTTATTGGTAACGTAACTGATAAGTTGATGCGTTTCCGCCCAATGGGTTGGTACGGCGTACTCGGCTTTGCACGTTACCGTGAAGAAGCACTTTATCGCCTGGAAACAGGCTCATCAATCGCTGCTCTCTAGTAGTTAATTGACGCTGTGGTAGGGGGATAAAACTCCCTATCACGGAGTAAGTTCACTAAGGAGGACTAATGGCTACATGGTTGTTCAAAACACCAACTGTAAGAGAAGGTCCAATTGGAACTGGCTCTCGTTTATTCTATTTCTATAAAATGGAAGTGGGGGTATCTATAGTCAAAGAAGAAGGTATCTACTATCAGGCAAGATATCTTTTAGACTCAGATGTAAACAGTTACCAAGAAGTCTATCGTGGTGGAGTTAACCACATGGTTAGTGATGAAATTAAGGCAGCATTAATTGCTGGAGATATAGATGTGACAGAAACAAACTTTACAGTACAGTAGGGACATAATGAATTTACATAGAGAACAGAAGCATCCCGAATATGTAGAAGGATGCTTTGGTTGTAAAGTAGGAACCCTAGAACTAAATAGTGGGGATGCAGCCAAGCCAATATCTGAAAAGAAATGGCAAGGCGAGTTAAACGCCTATAGAGATGCTAGAGCGCAAGGTATACAGCCAGCAGGAACAAGTATGGCTCATATACAACAGGCACACAAGGCAAGTGAGGTTCTCAATAAACCTTATAATGCTAACAATATGCCAAAGGCACAAGATATAAATAAGAAATCCGTAGAAGTACTTAAACATACAGGAGCAATATAATGCCAAAAGTTGGAATGAAAGAATATGGATACACACCTAAGGGTATGGCTATGGCAAAGATGGA